ATCGTTGATTTCTATGGAGGTTAATTATGGCTAAAGCATCATTTCAGAAACCACCTAATCCTATAGAAATTGATAAATTCTTAGGACTTAATGAATCTGTAGGTAATACTGAGATAGAAATAGGTGAATTTAGTTTTTTAGAAAACTTTAGAATCACTAAAAACTATAAACTACAGAAAAGACCAGGCCATCATACTCTTGTTGAGTTTGCTACTACAGCAGATGTGCAAGGTATATGGCAAGGTCAAATATCAGGTAAAACAATACTATTAATGTGTCATGGTGGTAAAGTTTACGAATATGATTTAACACAAGTTACAACTACTATTATATTAGCTGACTTAATTACTGAAGGTGTTGTTACCGAATTAGGAACCATAACAGACTCTAGAACGTGTATATTTTGGTTTAGAGACAAGATTTACTTTATGAATGGCACAGACTATAAAGAATACGATGGTACAACCTATCAAGATGTAGCGCCTTATATACCTACAATAGTAATAGGTGCACCTCCTGCAGGTGGCGGAACTCTGTTTGAAGAGATTAATTTACTAACAGGACAGAAAACACAATTATTTATAGGTGATGGTACGACACTATACCAACTAGCAGAATCAGTTATCGATGTCGATACTGTAATTGCTTCGGTTGATGGTGTTGCTAAAACGGAAGGTGTAGACTTTACTGTTAATAGAACACTAGGCCAAGTAACATTCGGTGTAGGACCTGTTAATCAAGCTACTGTATTAATTACATGGACCAAAGTAACAGCTGGTAATGCTGATTTAGTTAAAAATCATAAGTATGCTATAGACTTTGGTGTTAACAATGATACTAACTTATTTATTTGGGGTAATCCTAATGAGAAATATGTATTTAGATTTTCAGGTATAGCTAAAGCTAATTACTTCCCTGCTAATTCATTTGTAGGTGTAGGTAGTACTGAATTTAGCATAACAGACCTTAAACCTAACCAACAGAATTTACTAGTATTTAAGGAGAGGTCAACATTTATTGTACAGCCTACTAGTAACCCTAACTTTGAAACTAACACAGGTTTAAACCCATTTAACTTCGGATATCAAGACTTAAACGAGCAAGTTGGTAATTTAGCACCTAAAATGGTACAATTAATTGAGGATAGTCCAGTTAGTTTAGATGGTTTCTCAATGTGGTTATGGGGTATTACAAATGTAGAACTACAACGTAACTCTAAAATTATATCTGATAGAATGAAATTAAGCTTGCAAGTGTTAAATTTAGCTAATGCGGTAACATTTAACTATCAGAACCAAAAGGAATACTGGGTAAATGTAGATAACACTGTTTACATTTGGAACTATGGTAACGATACAATGTATAAGTATACTAATATTAAGTCTACTCAGTTTATAGAATATGGTGAAGAGATAATCTACGGATCAAACGGAACTATTGAACTAATAAACGAAAACTTTGTAGCTGATAACGAGACATTAGGTGATAGTATCCCTTGTATTGGTAAATTAGGTTTTACTGATTTAGGCATGTTACAGCTAGAAAAGAACATGAGAGACGAATGGTTATCAATCGAACCAGCTTCTAGAACTTCAGTTATAATTAAATTTGTTACCGACAGAAAGAACGAGGAACAATCTAAAGAGTTATCTGTAGAATATATATTAATGGATTTTAACAACATAGATTTTAATGATTTTTCATTCTTAACTAATGTTAATCCACAACCAAAGAGACTAAAAGGCAAGATAAAGAAATTTACCTATTTACAAACAATCTTTGAGAACGATACAAACGATGAGACATTAACGGTATTAAAATTATTATTACCAGTTAAAGCACATAGATTTAGCGGATAGGAGGAAACTATGGCTAAAAAAACATTAACTCAGTCTACGGTTGCTACTAATAATATACAAAATCAACCGGACCAGGTTAAAGACCAAGCTGCAGCACTTAAACTAGCGTTCGATCAGTACGGTATAGACTCTAAGCAATATAACAATGTTACTTTATTACCTGAGTTACAAAGCGAAACTTTAGATGCTTCAGGTGCACATGCTATAGGGTTAAATACGACTAGTTCTAGTTCTGATAATGTAGGTGACCAAATAGAACTTATTTTACAAGCTGGTAGTGGTACTATTCCACCAGATGGAACTATAACAAATGCTAAACTTGCAACTGATGTAAAAGTTGGTTCATTAGCATTATTAGACACTACTGATAAAACTGATGTGGTAAGTGCTATTAACGAAGATGTAAACAACTTAGAAATACTTAGAATAGCAGAATTAGACACAGGTGTCGCTGACGCTTATGTAGTAGATACACCTGGTACATTTAATAGAGTAGATGGTAATACATTGCCTTTTATCCCTGCAAATAATAACACAGGCGCTTCTACTATTAACGAAGATGGTAACGGTGTAGCAACGATACAAAAATATGTAGATGGTGCATGGGTAGCATTAGAAGAAGGAGATTTAAAAAAATTCCAACAAACACAATTAGTATGGAATGCTAGTGAATCGGCTTTTCAGTTAGCCCCTAAAGGTGGGGCAATAGAATTACCTAGTGAAAATAGTATATTTACTAACTTTTCATCTGCTGTTGCACAAACTATGAATTTAGTATTATCAGTTAATGGTGAAGGTTTTGTATCTCAACTATCAAGTTCTAGTACAGCTTTTAATTATGTTTCAGTAGAAATAGATGGAGTATTTATATTAGGAAGTATATCATCAGGTGTTATTTTAAGAAATGGTATGCTTGCATTATTTAAAAAGTTTAACACATCTCTTAAAGTGTATTTTCAAGACAATACAGTTGCACAGGTTTTTTATGTATTAGGTAAAGAATATTTAAAAGGCGCTCCAATGGCTTACACAGCAACTACCAATGTAGGTGCTTTAGCGAATACAATTAATACATCAGGAAAAGGTAAACTTATTAGCATAAGTGGCAGTGGTAATGCTTCTAATTATGATTTAGCAATAGATATAGATGGTGTTACAGTTTTTCCAACTTCGGATGATAGTGCGAATGTATATGGAACTTTGGTTCTTAATTGGAATTTTGAAACAAGTTTTGAAATTAGGGGTCAAGAGGGATTAAAAGTAACATACCAATTAGATTAGGAGGTAATTATGAAAGAAATTAAAAATCAAATCATAACAGAAAATGGAAGAGATTATAATTATATTGAATATGATAAAAAACTTCCTAATGGTACACCGTATTCTATTAAAACTTCTATACAAACACCTGAAGAACTTTTAAAATCTAATAATGATAAAAGAATACAAGAATTAAGAGTAGAAATATACGATAAACAATTACTTGGTGATAATGTAACAATACTACAAGACGAACTCAGAACACTATTAGGCTTATAAGGGGGTTTAACATGAAATTTAATTTACAGTTCTTTGCAATGTTAGATATATTAGACCCTACTAAATCTTTAAAATCTCAGGTTAAGAAACAAACTAATCCTAACATTGATATTTTAGACTCTACTAAATCTAGGCCAACTACTAATAAAGTAGCGCCTAGAGTACCTAGCATTCCTAAAATTACTGCACCTACTGAAAATAACAATCAAAACTTAGTTAGAAAATCAGATGGTAAAGTATTTGGTACATACGAAGAAGGTGTGGAGTTTAGACGTAGACAAGCTGAACAGGATGCAGCAAGAGCGCAAGACGAAGCTAATAGAAATGTTACTGGCCCTGTAATTCCAGCTAAAACTACACAAGTAGCAGAAACCGAACCACAAGTAGACACTGCTGACCAATTAAGAAAACGTAGAGAAGCAATGTTAGTTAGAAACTTCCAAAATGCTATGAGTGCTAGAACTAGACAAGCTGAAACTGAAAGAGCGCAATTGACACCAGCGTTTAGACAAGCTAGAACAGATGTTGAAACTAGAAATGTTATGGATTTAGCAGGTGCTGAAAAATTAGCACAAGTTAGAGGTGAAGGTCAAGCCGGATCACTAGGACAAACTGAACTAGGGTTAAATGTAGCTAAGCAAGGCGCATTAACTGGACTTAACCAACAAGAACTACAAGCTAGAGCAGACATCGAAAGAAGATTAACTGAAGATAAGATGAAACTAGAACAAGGTTTACTTAATGCACAAGAAGAAGCTGATATCCAATTATTAGAAGCTGAAATAAGAAGTCAAGAAGCGCAAGCAGAGTATGAACGTGAAAGAGCAGATTTGCTAGAATCTAGAGAGTATGACGAATACATTAGACAAGTAGAAAACGCTGACGAACGTGAATTACTAGCATTTAAACAACAATTAGTAGAACGTAACAAAGAAATTGATTTCCAAATTAAAGAAGCACAATCT